GAACTGTAACTGGATTTTCTTTAAATAGTTCTCCTCCTGCTACTACAAGTGTATCAGGTAATGGAGTAAATGTATCATCAACTTATACTACTTATCCAAATACTATTCAAGGCTTTACTTTTACATTTATACCAACAACTACTGATCTATATACTATAAGAATTTTTAGGAATGGTTCTCAAATATTTCAAGCAGAAGATGTACAAAACACTCAATTAGTTTCTGAAAGTGATTTTACCCTAGCATCAGGTACATATACAGTTGCTATTGGTTCTACTAGTACAGTAACATTTAATGCAGGTAATGTAAGATTTGCAGTAAATGGGGAATTAGGTGGTCAAGATGATGGTAGTGTTAGCACTTGGAATGATGAGTGGAGATCTACAAGTCAAACAGTTACTGGTACTACATTTGAATTTAGAATAAATGAGCAAATACCTAAAATGAAAGTTATAGACTTTCTTACAGGCCTTTTTAGAATGTTTAACTTGACTGCTTTTATAAATGATGCAGGTACTATAGTTGTACAAAAATTAGATGATTTCTATGCTGCATCTTCCATTACTCATAATATAGATGAATATGTAGATATTAAAAGTAGTAGTGTAGATGTGGCTTTACCATTCAAAGAGATAGATTTTGCTTATAAAGGATTAGGTACATTTTTATCAAAACAATTTGAGCAATTAGAAAATAAAGGATGGGGTACTATAGAATATTCAGCAGATTCAACTTTTGATGCTCCATCTGATACTTATAAAGTAGAAATACCTTTTGAACATTTACAATATCAAAGATTAGTAAATGCAACTGGAGGTGCAAATACATCCATACAATTTGGATGGTTTGTGGATGATAACAAAGAATCCTTCTATGGATTACCACTTATATTTTATGCAATAAAACAATCTTCAAGTACAACTGCAATCAGTCTTAAAAATACAGAAACAAGTAATCAATCAATATCAAGTTATTGGATTCCAAGTAATTCAAGAGCAATATCAAGTTCTACCTCTACTGATAATATACATTTTGATTTAGAAGTTAATGAATATACAGGAGGATCTACTTTTACAGGTACACTTTTTGAAAATTGTTATAAGACTTATATACAAGATGTATTTAATGCAGGTAGAAGATTAACAAAAGTAAAAGCCAAGCTACCACTAAAAATTATATTTGATTTAAAATTGAATGATAAAATTTCGTTACATAATAGAAACTATAGAATAAATAGTATCAAAACAAATTTAACAACAGGAGATAGTAGTTTAGAATTATTGAATATAGTATGATAAAAAACATAATAGATTTATTGCAGGTTTGTGAAGGAGAAACTGAAAACATAAGGATAGCTCAGGGTAAATATGCTTTACCTATGACTTTTAAAAAAGCATATAAACAACTTAAAAATGAATTAAGATGGCAGTAACTGCAAGAGAATATGAATTAAAGCTAAGTGTAGCTGATGCAGAAAAAAAAGTTGCTGAACTTAATGAGCAATTAGAAATCCAAGAACAGGTAATAAAAGATCTTGAGAAGGCCTCTTTTAAATATAACAAAAGATTAGAAGATACTGTTAAGATTCAAGATAGGGGTGCTTTAAAAAAAAGAATTAAACAAATAAAGGCAGAGATAGCTGATGAGAAAAAAGGATTACAAGATCTTACAAAACAAAGAAAGAAAGCAAATGACCAGTTAAAAGATTCTCAAAAAAGTGCAAGAGATTATTCAGGGGTAGTAGGATTATTAGATCAGCAAACAGGTGGTTTAATTAGTAGAACTCAAGGTTTTACTGGAGCTTTAGGTGCAGCGACAAAAGGTTCTAAATTACTTAGAATAGCTTTACTTGCAGTACCTTTAATTGCAATAGCTGCTGCAATAGCAGGTGTAGCAAAAGCATTTACCTCCTCAGAAGAAGGCCAAAATAAATTCAGAAGATTTTTTACTCAGATCCAAGCAGTTATAGGCAATGTATCTGATATACTAGCAGATTTTGGTAATGTAGTTCTTAATGTTTTTACTGGTAATTTTAAAGAAGCAGGTAAGGCCTTAGAAGAAGTTAGGCAGGGTATAGCAAACTTTGGAGAAGAAACTAGAAAGGAGATAAAAATTGCAGGAGAGTTAGCTGATAAAAGAGCAGAGGCAGATAAACTAGAAAGACAATTATTAATAGATAGAGCAGAAGCTACTAGAAAATTTAATGAATTAAGAGAGAAAGCAGCAGATAAAGAAAATGTATCTATTGAAGATAGAATAGAGGCATTGAAAGAAGCAGGTAGAATAGAGGCAGAAATAACTGATGCTGAAATAAAGGCTGCTCAGTTAAGGCTAGATGCTAAGGTAGCAGAAAATGCTTTAGCTGATTCCACAAAAGAGGATCTAGATGAAGAGGCAGCATTAAGAGCAAAACTTATAGAACTTGAAGCCTCAAGATTAAAGAAACAAAAAACACTTACTGCTGAGATTACTACTAACCTTAGAGAGGCAAAAGCAGAAAGGAAAGCAGAAGAGGCTGCTGAGAAAGCAGAACAAAAACAAAAAGATGCAGAGGAATTAGCAGCAGCAAAGGCCTTAGCAGAATTAAAAAAACAAATAAGAGATGCTACTGCAATTTCTGAACAAGAAAGAAGAGATCTAGAATTAGTCAAAATAGATGAGCAGTTTCAAAAACTTATTACTCAAGCTGAAGAACAAAACTTAGTAACTGATGAATTAGAGGCAGCTAGAAGAGAAGCAGTCAAAGCAAAACAAGATGAGTTTGATGCTGAGGATGAAGCAAGAAGAAAGGCCAATGCAGATAAGATAAAAGCAGAAAAAGAAAAAGAACTTGCAGAAGAAGAAAAAATAGAAGCACAAAAAAGAGCTACTAGAGAAAAAACATTTGACAATGCAGTCTTATTAGCAGGTGCTGAAAGTAAAGTAGGTAAAGCATTATTAGTAGCAAAACAAATATTATTAGCAAGGCAATTAATCTTAGATGCTAAAGAGCAAATATCTAATGCTAAAAAAAACCTGACTACTGCTCAAACAGATACTGCAGGTGCAAGTGTAACTTTAGGTAAAGGTGCTGCTAAAGCAGCAAGTGCAGCTCCTCCTCCTTTTAACATTCCTTTTATTTTAAGTTTTGCTGCAACTGCTTTTGGTATTGTAAGTGCAATAAAATCAGCAGTAGGTGCTACCAAGAGTGCAGCAGCAGCAGCAGGTGCAAGTGCAGGTGGAGCTATAAATATAGAAGCTCCTAGTGTAGCAGCAGCAGCACCAACAATAGAATCTACTCCTCCTGATGTTACAGGAGTTGGAGGATCAGGTGTTAGTCAAATAGCTGAGGCTTTAGGCAATCAGCAACCAGTACAGGCCTTTGTAGTAAGTAATGATGTAACTACTGCTCAGGGCTTAGATAGGAATATAATAGATGGTGCATCATTATAATACAAAATATAATTTTAAACTCGTTATTTAATTATGAAGATAGTAGAATTAGTCTTAGATGAAGATCAAGAAGTAACAGGAGTTGAGGCAATCTCAATAGTAGAAAATCCTGCAATAGAAGAAGATTTTATAGCTCTTAAAGATCAAGAGATTAGATTAGCTGAAATAGACAAAGAGAAAAAAATATTGATGGGTGCTTTATTAGTACCTAACAAACCTATATACAGAAAAAATAAAGATGGAGAATATTATATATATTTTTCAAAAGAAACAATAGAAAAAGCCTCTCAGCTATATTTAAAAAAAGGACATCAAAGTAATTCTACCTTAGAACATAATCACGAAATCAATGGCCTTACTTTAGTAGAAAGTTGGATAGTAGAAGATGAGAAACTAGACAAATCAAGAAAGTATGGATTTGATGTACCTGTAGGTACTTGGATGGGATCTGTAAAAGTAGATAATGATGATGTATGGAATGAATATGTAAAAACTGGTAAAGTAAAAGGTTTCAGTATTGAAGGATATTTTGCAGATAAAATGGATGTACCAAAAAGCAATAAAGATGAACTTGCAAAAATAGAAGAAGAAGAAGCAGAGTATATGCTTAATATTATAAAAGGCATTATTAAAGATGATGCAAGATTTAAAGATGGTAAGAACTTAGTTTTAGAAAGTTTTTCAGATTATCCTGATGCAGTAAAGAATAATGCAAAGAGAGGTATAGATCTTAATAAAAAAGTAAATAATAAATGTGCTACAGATGTCGGTAAAATAAGAGCATCTCAATTAGCTCAAGGTAAGCCTATAAGTGAACAAACAATAAAGAGGATGTATTCATTTTTGTCAAGAGCAGAAGAATACTATAATGCAGATGATAAGGAGGCCTGTGGCACTATATCTTACTTACTATGGGGAGGCCTAGCTGCTAAGAGATGGAGTGAGGCTAAACTTAAAAAACTAGGTAAACTAGAATTATATAGCCAAGTGGTAAATGATGAGTTTGCTATTATTGATGATAGACTAGCTTATTCTACAGAAGAGAAAGCCAAAGAGATGGCTAGAAATATTGGATGTGAAGGAATACACGAACACGAGTTTGAAGGTAAGACTTGGTATATGCCTTGCGAGTTTCATATTAAGGATGATATGAGTAAACATAAAAAATGTCCTATGGGATATAAAAAAAAGGATGGTAAGTGTGTTAAAGAAAGAGACAATTATGCAGAAGTAGGAGAAAGAGGAGGTATTAGAAAAAGTCCTAAAGCTCCTAAATCAGATACTCCTAATCCAAATCCAAAAGGCAAAGGAACTGCAAAAGGAGATGCCTCAACAAGTAGAGGAGCAAAAGTATCAAAAGCTGATGAAGCTACTTTACAAAAAAAGGCAGATGACTTTAATAAAAGATATAAAGATAAATTAGGATATGGTGTTACAGTAGGCCAACTTAAATCAGTATTTCAAAGAGGTTTAGGTGCTTTTAATGTTTCACATTCTCCTAAAATTAAATCAGCATCAGCTTGGGCATTTGCAAGAGTTAATGCTTATATGTATTTAGTAAAAAATGGTAGGCCTCAGAATCCCAAATATAAATCGGATAATGACTTACTACCTAAAAAACATCCTAAAAGTGGTAAATAAAAAAAATTATTTTCCAAGTAGAACAAGCCCTCTTGGAAGCAGAAGAGCTTGTTATTGTAAGGATAGAAATACCTATTCTATTGAGTGTTGTGATGGATCACTATTTGCTCAAGGTATAGGTGTAATTAATAGGGTAGCATCCTGAAAATGCAAAATTAAATTTAATAATCGTTAATATAGTAATTATGAAAAGTAGTGATATGCTTAATAAAATTAAAACTATCCTAGACATTCAAGTAGATCTTGAAGATAGGAAACTAGAGAATGGTACAGTAATAACTGCTGAAACATTTTCTAATGGAAAAGAAGTATTCATCAAAACAGATGATGAAAAAGTAAAAATGCCTATTGGAGAATATGAATTAGAATCAGGAGAGGTTCTAGTTGTAAAAGAAGAAGGCCTTATTGAAGAGTTAAAAGAAGCCAAAGAAGAAGGGCTTGAAGAACACGAAGAAAAAGAAGATAAGGAAGAAATGAAATATGTTACAAGAGAAGAGTTCAGAAAAGAAATGGATGAACTTAAAAAACATATTGAAGATATGATGGATCACAAAGAAGAAGAGAAGAAAGAAGAAGAGGAAAAAGTTGATGCAGAAGAAAAACTATCTAAGGATGAGGAAGTCAAAGCAGAAGAGATAATCAATGAAGAGTTGTCAAAACCTGCTACTGAGCCAATCAAGCATAGCCCTGAAACAGGAAGTGCTAAAAGAGCAAGTGGTTTCCAATTCTCAGAAAGCAGAGCAAAAACTGTAAAAGATAGAATTTTAGAAAAATTAAATAACCTATAAATATAAATAAAAATGGCTTTAAGTATAACAAGTAATTATGCAGGTCAATGGGCAGGTAAATATATAGCTGCTGCATTGTTATCAGGCGATACAATCGCAAAAGGTGGTATAGAAGTATTGCCTAATATTAAATATAAAGAGAACATCAGCAAGATGGCAGTATCAGGTATTATTGCTAATGCTAGTTGTGATTTCACATCAGCAGGTAATATAGCTCTTACTGAAAGAGTTTTACAACCTGAAGAGTTCCAAGTAAACAATGAGTTTTGTTTAACTCCATTCGTAAGTTCGTGGGAAGCCGCAGAGCTTGGGTTCTCATCTTACGAAAAAATGCCTAAGAAATTTAGTGATTTTCTAATTGCAGAAGTAGCTGCTCAAGTAGCACAAAAAACTGAGCAATCTATTTGGAATGGTGCTAATGGTAATGTAGGAGAGTTTGATGGTTTTGTAACATTATTCAAAGCAGATTCAGATGTAAATGATATTTCAGGTACTACTGTAACTTCTGCTAATGTAATTGCAGAAATTGGTAAAGTAGTAGATGCTTGTCCTTCTGCTTTATATGGTAAAGAAGATTTATACTTGTATGTATCTAAAAATGTAGCAAAGGCATATATCAGAGCTTTAGCTGCTCAAGGTGGTGGATATGAGAATAGAGTTAATATGTGGTATTCAATGGATCAGCCACTAACTTTTGATGGTATCAGTATTTTCCTAGCACAGGGATTAAATGATAATCAAATGGTACTAGCTCAAAAATCTAACCTATACTTTGGTACAGGACTATTATCAGATCATAACTTAGTAAAAACTCTAGATATGGCTGATTTAGATGGATCACAAAATGTAAGAGTAATTATGAGATTTACTTCAGGAATCCAGTATGGATTTGGTAGTGAAGTAGTTTTATACGATCCTACAGTATAATAAATTTTAACAAAGGGTAGGTATTAACCTGCCTATCCTTTTTGTTTAACATTTTTAAAAAAATAATAATATGGCTTGTACATTAACAACAGGAAGAAAATTACCTTGTAAAACAGGATTTGGTGGAGTAAAAAAAGTTTACTTTGCTGACTTTGGTACACTAGGTACTGTAACTGTAGATGCAGATGGTACTATATCTGCTTTTTCAGGAAGCCCTGCTTTTTTTGAGTTTGATGTAAAAGGTAACTCTTCTTTAGAATCTACAGTAAATAGTTCTAGAGAAAATGGTACTACATTCTTTGCACAAACCATTAATCTTACATTGCCATTCTTAGATAATGCTACTCAGCAAGAGCTACAACTAATTATAGTTTCTAGGCCTCACGTGGTAGTAGAAGATTACTTAGGAAATCAATTCCTTTGTGGTATAGAGAATGGATGTGAAGTAACAGGAGGTACAGTAGTAACTGGAGCAGCAGCAGGAGATCTATATGGATTTACACTAACTCTTGAAGGTCAAGAGGAAAAAGCACCTGCTTTTGTAGATGCAGGAGTTATAACTGCTAATGCAACTCAGATTACTCCTAACTAATAATATATCTAATTTTAGTTTAATTTAAGAAAGCACTCTTATCAGGGTGCTTTTTTATTTTACAAATTAAATTAATTAATTCGTTATATAAGCAATGATAGTAATAAACACAGGAGCAGGTCAATCATTTAAAGTTATTCCTAGAGAATATTTAACTGCATTTCAAACAGAAATTAGAGATAACCTACTTAATAAAAAATTCACTTACTTTATTAGTGATCCAACTAGAGTAGGAGATTTTCTAACTTTTGATGGAACTTTTGTTAATAATGCAAGTGAACTTGCAAGTATATTTAAAGAAGCAAGATATTATGATTTTGATCTATTTGCAGATTTTAATTTTTGGAATATGAACTTAAGTTTGTGGCAGATGTATGATGAGATTTGGCAAACAGATAGCAACCAAAAAGAAAGAATTTATAAAGATAGATTATTTGTAACAGATCAAGATATTGACCAATTAAATGACAATGACCATTATAATATTAATAAGGATGTATATATCACAAATGATTCTTACAATAATGAGTATATTGTAATATGAAAAAAAGATTAAGAAATAAATTAGGGCAATTTACAAAACACTCTAAATCAGAGGTAAGTTTTGTAAACTTAAATAGTTATACTGCTCCTGAGATTAAGGAAGTAGTAAATAAAGATTTTGTAGAGTATGGAGAGGATAATAATTATTTTCAATATCTCATAGATAGATATAATGGATCTCCAACAAACTCTGCTGCTATCAATGGCATATCTCAACAAATATATGGTAAAGGTTTAGATGCTACAGATGCTAACAAAAAACCTGAAGAGTATGCAAAGATGATTACTCTTTTAAAACCAAATACTGTTAGAAAATTATGTTATGATCTAAAATTAATGGGGCAATGTGCAGTACAAGTAATATACTCAAAAGATAGAAAAAGTATAGCACAATTAGAACACTTACCTATAGAAACACTAAGAGCTGAAAAAGCAAACAAAGAAGGAGAAGTAGATGCTTATTACTATTTTAAAGACTGGGAAAACATAAAACAGTCAGATGAGCCTAGAAGAATACCTGCATTTGGTAAAAGCAATGAGGCAATAGAAATAATGTACATTCAACCATATTCAGCAGGATTTTATTATTATTCTCCTGTAGATTATCAAGGTGGTATTCAATACTGTTTACTAGAAGAAGAAATATCTAACTATCACATCAATAATATACAACAAGGCCTCAGCCCTTCAATGTTAATTAATTTTAATAATGGTATTCCAAATGAAGAAGAGAGAAGATTACTTGAACATAAGATTGCACAAAAATTTAGTGGATCTAGTAATGCAGGTAAATTTATATTAGCCTTCAATGATAACAGAGATGCTCAAGCAGAGATAACTCCAGTACAATTATCAGATGCTCATCAACAGTATCAATTCCTTAGTGAAGAGAGTACAAAGAAGATTATGTTAGCTCATAGAGTGGTTTCTCCAATGCTTTTAGGTATCAAAGATAGTACAGGTTTAGGTAACAATGCAGATGAGATTAAAACTGCTAGTTTGCTTTTTGACAATACTATCATAAGGCCTTTCCAAGAGTTACTTATAGAACACTTTGATAAGTTACTTGCATTTAATAACATAACCTTAAATCTTTATTTCATTACATTACAACCTCTAGAGTTTACAGAAATAGATACAGATGTACAAGATGATGAAACAATAGAAGAAGAAACTGGTATCAAACAAGAAGATCTAAGTAAGCAGCCTGATCTCTCAGATGAACAGGCAGAAGATATACTAGGATCACTTAGAGAGAGTGGTACAGTAATGGATGAAGAGTATGAGTTTGTAGATGAACTAGATGAGGAAAGTGATATAAGCAATGAAGATTGGGCTAATTATCTTATCAAAGAAAAAAAGAGTACACTATCTAAGATAAGAGAGTATGTAGGATTAGAAAGCTCAAGTAATAAAAATGTAGGAAGTTTAAGAAATGGAAGTGCATTTAGTTACTTAGATTCTAAAAATGGCTTATATAAAATTCGTTATAAATATGCTATAGGATCTAGAGCTGCAATGAAGAAGGGAAATAAATCTAGGCCTTTCTGTGAAGAGATGATGAATCTATCAAGAGAAGGTATAGTATGGAGAATAGAAGATATAGATAAAGCTAGTTTTAGAGAAAGAGTAAATGTAGAGTTTAGGCATAAAGGTAAGCCTTATGATATATTTAAGTTTAAAGGTGGGATATATTGTAGGCATAAATGGGTAAGAGTTTTGTATAGATTAAAGCAAGGATCTGAAGAATCAGAAAATTTAGCAGAATATAAGAAAACAAGAACTATCCCTAAGAGTTATATAAAAAATCCTAGAGGTACAAAAGAAAGTGAAAAAGCACCTTTTAATATGAAAGATAAAGGAGCATATCCTAAGTAAGATTATGGCAGTAGCATTATTTATAAAACCTGAAGATGTATTAAGAAATTCAATAATGGATGGCAATATTGATTTGGATAAATATATCCAATTCATAAAGCTATCTCAGCAGATAGACATACAAAACATTACAGGTACTTCGTTATATGATAAGATAAGTACATTGATTACTTCAGGAGATATAAATCTAAGTGATAATGCTAAGTATAAAACATTATTAAATGACTATATAGCTCCTATGTTAATTTGGTATTCGCAAGTAAATATAATTCCATTTATTGCATATCAGATAAGGAATGGAGGTATTTTCAAGCACTCATCAGAAACTGCTGAAACAGTTTCAAAAACAGAGGTAGATTATTTAGTAGAGAAAGCTAGAACAAATGCAGAGTGGTATAAAAGAAGGTTTCAAAGTTATATGGATTTTAATCAAAGTAACTTTCCTGAATTTACAAACAATAGCAATGATCAGATTTCTCCCTCAAATGAAGAAACTTTTAATGGATGGGTATTATGAAATATAAACCAAAAAAAAACAATATAGAGAAGTTAAAAACTTTTTTGAATGAAAAAAAGAATAAAAATATAAAAAATACAAATGGCAAGTTTATTAAACACTAAAATCAGTAATACTTATGTAGGCCTTATCAAAACTCTTGATAATGCAGTAATCAGCTCTTCTCTTAAAGAGTTATCTGATGGATCAGGTAATGCTACAGGTATTCATATAAACAATGCAGGAGATCTAAAAGTAACTAACATATTAGAGTTTGGTAGCTTAAAAGATACAGGGGAAAACATTACTATATCTAAATTTGTGGATGCAGCAGATGGTATAGGATCAAACAATAATGATACAACTATACCTACTTCAGCAGCAGTTGCAACTTATGTAGCAGCACAAATTACTTTAGAAGATTTAGATTTTAGTGGAGATAGTGGTACAGGATCAGTAGATTTAGATAGCCAAGTATTTGCAGTAGTAGGTACTGCTAACGAAATAGAAACCTCAGCAGGTAGTCAGCAATTACAAATAGGCCTTCCTAATAATGTTACAATAAGTGGCAATTTACAAGTTAATGGACTTTTAAAAGGTAATAATAATATAGTTATAAAAGATACATCTGATAGAACTATGGCTGCTTTTTATGGTGGAGATAAGGTAGAGTTATACTTTAATGATAGTAAGAAGTTTGAAACAACAAGTGGTGGTGTAACTGTTACAGGTGGAATTACTGCAACTGGTGGCTCAGTATTTACAGGTGCTACATTTAGTAGTGATGTAGATTTTGCAGATAATGCTAAAGCTAGATTTGGTGCAGGTAACGATTTACAAATTTTTCACGATGGTTCAAATTCAAGAATAAACGAAACAGGAACTGGTAATTTAATAATACAATCTACTAATTTTCAATTATTAAAAGGAGATGGTGGAGAATTTATAATGCAAGGTATATCTGATGCAGAGGTAAGTTTATATTATGATGGTTCTAAAAAGTTTGAAACAACTAGCACAGGAGTAACGGTTACAGGCAATGTAGCAGTTGGCGATGGTAGTGAAAGTAGTCCTAGTATTACTTTTAGTGGCGACACGGATACAGGTATATATAGGACTGCATCAAATGCAATAAATTTTGGAACTAATGGTGCTGAAAGAATGCGACTTACAAACACAGGTCTAGGCATAGGCACCCAAAGTCCTGCATATAAAATTGACATATCAGGTACTTTAAGAGCAACAGGAGAAAGTACATTTACATCAAATTTATTGTTTCCTGATAGTTCTAGAATAAAACTGGGTACTGGCGAGGATTTACAAATTTTCCATAATGGAACAAATAATTATATAGAAATCAATAATGGACATTTTTATATTACAAATTTCTCAGATGATAAAGATATTGCATTCTTTACAGATAATGGTGCAGGTGGAACGACAGAATTTTTAAGATTTGATGGTGGAGATGTTAGAACTGTTGCAAGTAGAGAAATCAGAACTATTGATGGTGTCGCTTTTAAAGCAGGTGCTAGTGGAGATTTAGGCATATTTCACGATGGTACAAACTCAAATATTCAAAATCAAACAGGCGATTTTAATATATTCACAGACAGTGGCAATATGTTTATTTATAACAATGCAACTGATGGAAATGTTTCGTTTCAAACTGATGATGGTGCTGGAGGCACGACTGAATATTTTAAACTCAGTGGTAGTTTAGTTTTAAATGAATTTAGTCAACATACTAGAGCAATAGATGGTAAATTTTTAGGTGTTGGTAATTCTACTGACCTTTATATGCTTCACGATGGAACGAACTCGCATATTAAAAATGGTACAGGTAATTTAACCATTGAGCAACAAGTAGATGATGGAGATATTATATTAAGGTCAGACGATGGTTCAGGAGGTACTACTGAATATTTTAAAATATCAGGAAGCACAGAATCTATAATAACAAGTAAGTCTAATTTTTTTGGAGATAATGTAAAAGCAATTTTTGGTGCAGGTTCAGACCTACAAATATTTCACAATGGAAGTCATAGTTTTATACAAGATATAGGCACAGGAGATTTAAGAATATTATCAAGCAAAGTTGAAATATTTAATGCATCAGCAAGTGAAACGATGGCTAAATTCACAGAGGATAGTGCAGTTGAACTCTATCACAATGGTAGCAAAAGGTTTGAAACCACAGCAGGTGGTGTTGTTGTAACAGGAACTTTAGATACATCTAATACTATTGTAGCTACAGGTGGTAATATTAGGGTTGGAAGTGATACAGGTAAATTTATGGCAGGTGCTTCTAATGACTTGCAAATTTATCACGATGGTACTAAATCTGTAATAGAAGATACTGGTACAGGAGATTTACATATTATTGGAGATAATGATATAGTATTTAAAGATGGTAGTGGAAATATATTAGCAAATATGAATGCTATAAATTCTGTTGAATTAAATTTTGCAGGTTCAAATAAATTTGCAACTACAAGTTCAGGAGTTAGTGTTACAGGTAATATAGTATTAACAGGCGATACAATTACAAATAATAATTCATATTATGAAAGTAAAACGACAGGCGGGGGAAGTATTAGATTAATAGGTATAGATAACAATGACGCTATATATATTGGCTCAATAGATAGTGGAGCAGACAATGTATATATCAGAAGTGCAGGAACAAATGCAATATCTATTGATAGTTCGCAAGATGTTAGTTTAGCAGGTAGCTTAACAATAGCACAAGATTTAACAGTCAATGGTACAACTACAACTGTAAATACATCTACACTAGCAGTAGAAGATCCTCTTATATCTATGGCAAAAGACAATTCAGCTAATTCAGTAGATATTGGTTTCTATGGTAGGTATAATGATGGTACAGATAGATATACAGGATTATTTATGGATGCTTCAAGTGGTACAGAAGTATATAGATTATTTAAAGGACTTACAACCGAGCCAACAACTACTGTGAATTTATCAGGTACAGGATATACAGCAGCAAGTTTAATAATTGATGGTTTAACAGCAGGGAATATTACTGCAAGTGGAGATATAAGTATTGCTTCAGCTCAAAAATTATATTTTGGTGGTGGTAGCCATACATATATAAGTGAAGATATTGATGATAGGTTAAGATTTTTTGTAGGTGGTGCTGAGTTTATGAGGTTTACAGAGGATGGTTCTGATACAATAAATCTTTATAAGGATGCAACTTTTGCAGGAGATGTAACTGCAACTTCTAAAAAGTTTATATCAACAAGTTCATCAAGTGGAGATTATGTTAGATTATATGCAGGTAGTGGAACTGCTCAATGGGATATATATGGTAGTGGAGAAAATTTAAGATTATCAGAAAACTCAAGTGGTGGTGGTATATTTCAGGTAGATTCAGGTGCAACTTTTGGTGGTTCAATAGCATCTAAAGAAATATCAATAAAACAATCAGATGACTCAGGTTTTGATGCAGGTTTAATTATTGAACGAAGTGCTAACACACAAAAACTTGTTATTGGTATGGATGGTGGTGCTGTTAATTTTAATAGCCCTGATGGTTTAACTTACAAGTTTAGAAATAACGGAACAGAAAAAGCAAGTATTGATGGCTCTGGAAATGCAACTTTTGCAGGTAGTATAATTGGCACATCAGCACAATTTATAGATACAAGCAATCCTGATGGGGGTAGTGGTACAGGAGAGGGTGGCTCTGTTATTATTGAAGGCAGGAGAGATGGAACAGCTAATTTGTTATCATTAAGGTCAAGAGATGCTTCAGCACCAACAGTAGCCTTACCAAATGGTCAAGGTGGATTAATAAGATTTCAAGGATTTGATGGAACTGATTTTGCACAAATGGGTGCAATAGCTGTAGTAGCAGATGGTCAAGCTGTAGCTAATAATGATGCACCTAGTAAAATGATATTTTATACAGTTGCTGATGGTGGCGAAGCTTTAACAACAGCTCTTACACTAGATAAATCACAAAATGCAACCTTTGCAGGAGATGTAACTTTATCAGGATTTATTGACCAAAATGGTTCTAGTCCTAATTTATTTACTGGTAATATAAATATAGATAATGCAGCACCTATTATACAAGCAAATTCTTCTAATGCTGGTAGTGGATTAAGAATGAATATAACTGGTTTAGATGCAGATGGAGATACTTTATTTAGAGTACAAGATACAAATACAACTAGGTTTACAATAAATAAAAATGGAAATGCAACTTTTACTGGAGATGTAACCTCAACAGGGGGAACAATAAAAATAGATGCATCAGGAAGTGGAGAATTTATTGTAGACAGAGGAAATGATACAAGTGGTGCAGTTCTTGAATATCATACTGCTGGAACAATAAAATGGTTTCACGGATTAAGAGGTAATTCAACTGATGACTTTTTCTTATTCAATTACGGAACAGGTGCAACTGCTCTACAAATTGAATCTTCAAATTCAAATGCAACTTTTGCAGGAACAATTTCTTCTACTGATTTAACTACAGTAAATAAATCTAATTCAGGTGCACAGGGTGGAAGTTTACTTTTAAGAAATGCAGCAGGTGGAGCTGGTGCTCACAATAGAATATATTTTGCACCAACAGCAAGTTCTTATACAACTCGTTCTTGTATTATAGAAGGACAAAATGCAGATGGCAATAATAATATGGCTCTCATATTTAAAACAAGTAATGGTGCTGATCCAACAGAAAAGTACAGAATAGATAGTAGTGGCCATACATTTAAGTCGCTTACAGGAAGTGGTCAAGCCTGTGATTTACGTTTACACTCTACTAATACAAGTGGTTTTGGAAGCACTTATGCAATAAAATCAACTATAAGAAGTGTTGTAGATGATAGCAGTAATGCCCATAATTCTAAATTACAATTTTTTGTAAATAATACAAGTGGTAATCTGACTAATGCTTTTACAATACAAGAATCTAGTGCAACTTTTGGAGGGCAAATTAGTGCCTCAGCAGGTGGTTTTAGTACCACTTCAAATGTAAATTCCACAGGAGATGCAGGTGTAAATATAGCTAATGGTGCAAGATTAGGTTTTGATCAATCAGGAACTAGAAGTTGGACTATTAATGCAGCTAGTGGAAATCTTAACATTAATTCAGGAGATGGTAATGGAAGTTTAAGCACAGGTACAAAAGGTATAATTGCAGGTAGTGGTACTTTTTCAGGAAGCTCAACTTTTGCAAATACTGCACCTTTAACTCCTATAATAAAAGCAAAAAGTAATCAACTTAATGGATATACTATCTTAGGAGATAATTATGCAAGTGATGAATCACAAGTTACTATAGGTATTCAATATTCAAGTGCAGGGTTAGTTTTAGGACAAGGAGTAAAACCAAGCAATGATACAAATAATAAATATTTATCAAGTCAAGATACCTATGCTAATAAATCATCAGCTCTTGTTATGGCAGGAGGAGATTTTAAATTTAAAAATACATCTACATCTGCAACTACAACTACAAATACTGAGGTTTCTCTAAGTGAGAGAATGAGAATTTCAAATGATGGTAGATTATTTCTTGGAACTGCACTAGGTAATATAGGTGCAGCACAATTGAGCCTACAAACAAATGGAGGCAGGGGTTATGGTTTTAATGATACATCAGGAAATTCAGGAACTAAGGCCAGTATATTTCATTCACAGGCTACTGAAGTTGGTTCAATTTCAATTAATTCATCCTCAACTGCTTATAACACTTCATCAGATTATAGGCTAAAAGAAGATTTGAAAGACTTTGCAGGATTAGATATGGTTTCTAAAATCCCTGTATATGATTTCAAATGGAAAGTAGATGATAACAGAGGTTATGGAGTGATGGCTCACGAATTAGAAGAAGTTTTACCTCAAGCAGTTACAGGAGAAAAAGATGCAGAAGATATGCAAGGAGTAGATTATTCTAAAATAGTTCCTTTATTAGTTAAGTCAATACAAGAACTTAAAAAAGAAGTAGATACTTTAAAAAAAGAATGTAAATGTAATTAATTATATTTGTTAATATTAATTTAAATTTTTTAAAAAATGAGTAAAATAAAAGAAGAAGAATTAAAACAAATACAAGAACAAGAACAAAAGAAAAATGCTATACTTATTGAGCTAGGTGGTTTAGTAGTAAAAGCATTTTCATTTTCAAATCTATTTGCAGGTGTCCAAAAAGAACAAGAAGATCTTAAAGTAGAAATGGAAAAAGAGTATGGCAAAATCAATATAGATATTAAAGATGGTAGCTATACAGAAATAAAAGAAGATGAAGAAAAAGGAGAAAGTAAATAATAGAATTAGTAAGCATATAAGTTTTAAAGAGGCTACATACTCACAAACTGCCAACAAACATAAAATAAAAAATGTACCTACAGAGGCTCATTTAAAAAATATGAAACTATTAGCAGAGAAGTGTTTTGAACCTTTGAGAGAATGGTGTGGCCATCCTATCAAGGTAAATAGTATGTATAGATCTCAAGAACTTTGTGAGGCTATACCTAACTCTAGTAAAACATCTCAGCATACTTGCAATAATGGAGCTGCTATAGATATGACTTCAATGGGGAGTAAATCAAATAGAGAATTATTTTTTTGGATTAAGGATAATCTTGACTTTGACCAGTTAATTTGGGAGTTCGGTGGATCTCCTGATAGTGAAGAAGGATCTCCAAGATGGATTCACTTATCTTATGTAAGTAAGAAAGCTAATAGAAATAATGTTCTAGTAGCAAAGTATAAAGGCTCTCAGGCTACTTATTACAAGATGTGAAATACGAAATAGCAATAATTGATAGATCCTATGATGCTTATTGCTTTTTATTTGGAGTATCAGTTCATCCTAAAGATGCAAATGATGATTTTTTAGAAATAAATGTACACTTTCTATTTTTAGTATTACATATAAAGATATATTAGATGCCAATACCAAAACCAAAATCAGGAGAAAAAAGATCAGATTTTATGATTAGATGTGTACCTGAGTTATCTAAATATCATAACAAAGAACAGGCTATTGCAATGTGTTATAAATCTTATGAAGATAAAAAATGAAACAAATATTAGCTAAAATATTCGGAGCAGCAGGTGGAGGTATAGCTGAGAAAATTAGTAACATAGTTGCTAAACATACTTTTAGTAAAGAGGATCAAGCTAGATTTGAAAAAGAAATGACTGAAGTATTCATATCAGCAGAATCAGAGATGCAGAAAAATGTTACTGCAAGATGGGAGGCAGATGCTAATAGTGATAGTTGGTTAAGTAAAAATGTAAGGCCTATGGTATTAATATTTCTTGTAGTTTCAAGTGTGCTTATGGTTTTTATAGATGCAGGATGGATTGAATTTGAAATAAGCCAAAGTAATCAAGCTTTACTTACTACATCTCTTACTGTAACTCTAGGTGCATACTTTGGAGGAAGATCATTTGAGAAGATCAGAAAAAGATAATGCCAAGAAAGATTATATCTACATACAGAAAGAGAAAAAGAAAATCACATCCTCATAGTAAAAATGCAAGTAGATTAAAAACATCTAAACAATATAAAAAACCTTATAGAGGTCAAGGAAGATAATATGGAAACATTAAAACACTTATTAGGATTTTGTGGAGAATCACATCCTAACTTATTTACTTTTATATTAATATTTGTTTGTGTATTAACAATTATTAGATATAAAAAACTTTATTTAAAATAATTATATATATTTGTCAGCCTAGTCGCAAATCTAGTCAAGTTGCTAAACTTCAGGTAATCACTCCTGTTGGATCTTGTAAATAATATTGTTTCTTTTTTTTGGGGGGGATTTTTCTTTTCTTTTTTCTTTTTGTCCTTTTTCTTTTTTCTTTTCTTTGTTTTCAAAATATAAGTTAATAAATCGTTATATTTATAAACATTATGAGTTTTAATACAGATACAATAGATAAAATAGTAGGATATAAAACTATAAAGAGTAGAGATAAAATAGATAGATTACTAGAGATTGAATCTAATTATATAGCTAATAATATAGGATCTAATATAACTAAAACTGAAAAAAACAATATTAGAAAAAATAGTAGATATATATATAAAGCTATCTCAAAAATCAATCAAGAAATAGGTAATAAATTCTTACAAGCTCAGGATAAGTAATGCCTAAAAAACCTAGTAGAAAATATCTAGTAAAAAAATTAGATACCTTATTCTCTTTATATATTAGGTTAAAATCAGCAGATAAATATGGTAATGTTAAATGTTATACTTGTAACACTAAAAGACATTATAAAGATTATATGCAATGTGGCCATTTTATATCAAGAAGGCATTATATAACTAGGTGGAAAGAAACAAATGCTAAACCTCAATGCTACTCCTGTAATGTAGGTAATCAAGGTATGCAATACCAATTTGCTCTAAATTTAAACAAAGAATATGGCTACGATATAGCCCAAGAATTGTTGCAGGAAAGTAAACAATCTGTAAAGTTATCAAATGATGATCTGATTTCGTTAATAAATAGATATAAAGAATTTATTGACTTAATGGATAAATAATTAATTTTGATTAGTTCTGTTCATTTTGTCTTTGGTTTAAAAGAGGGTTAATTAATTTTAATCCTTTTTTTTTTGCTCTATCTATTGTTTTTAACAAAAAATTTAATATCTTTATATAAATAATAATTAAACTTTAGATATATGAACAATCCATTTTTAAATCCTGAAGATATAATATCAGGTACAGAAAGTGCTTATGTTTTTAATGAGCCTCTTCCTGTTTTGAACTTATATGATAGATTAAAATCTAATCATAAATTAACACTTAATAAAAATACAGATAGGTGGACTTCAGCCTTAGCAATTAAATCAAAACTTAAAAACACTATTAATTATGAAGATTTAAGTATTAGTGATTTAAAATTATTGTATGCAATGATTGATGTTTGGTGGAGTACAGATTGTGATACAGATGATATAATGTTTGGTAATAATCTTTTTGAAAAATGAAACATAAAGATTGGCCATACATAAAAGGAGATAAAAAAATCATAGCTTTAACTAAGGCTTATGAATACAATAAAAAAGAAGCAGATAAATATAAATCCCTTTGTAAACAGAAGGATGAGAAAATAAAAGAATTAACAATTAAACTAGAAAAACTAAGATATGAATCAGAAATTAAAAACTATTAATATAAAAGGTAAAGAGTATGTAGAAGTAAATGAGAGATTAAAATACTTTAGATCTCATTATCCAAATCATACTTTGACATCAGAAGTTATAGAAAAAACTCCTGATAGTATTCTTATACTTACTACAATAAGGAATGAGAATGGAGTAGCAGTTGCTACTGGACTAGCTGAAGAAATAAAAGGATCTACATTTATAAATAAAACAAGTTATGTAGAAAATTGTGAAACTTCATCTTGGGGTAGAGCTTTAGGTAATTTAGGTATAGGTTTAGATACTTCAGTAGCATCAGCAGAAGAAGTACAAAATGCTATAGCTAATCAAAAAGAGGTTCTTAAATTTGATAGTGATAAATATAGAAAGATAGCTGAGAAGTTAAAACAAAATGAAATCACTATAAATAAAGTAGAAGAACATTTTAAGTTAGATAAATTCACTAAATTAGAGTTACAAAAAATAAATTAAAATTATGATTAAAAGAATTATTTATGGTAACATATCTCTTAATGTAGAGAAGTTACCCAAACAGTATTTTGTAAAAACAAAAACTGGTACATTTTTAAATATGGATCTAAGAATAAATTTAGATGATCCTAAAATTTTTGATAATGGTGGTAGAAACTTTGGATCTTTTTCAAAACCTCAAACTGCTGATGAGAGAAAAAATAAAACTCCTAAAGAGTGGTTTAATGGTATCTATCTAGATGTAACTAATATAGCTACAGTAGAGGGAGATAAATTTGAGATTGATAAATCTTGGCCATTTGCTAAAAGTAAAGATACTGAAGAGGCCTTGCCATTCTAAGAAAAAGTATAGTTTTTTCATTAGTAGGAGGGTAAAGATGTATATCTTGCCCTCTTTTTTTTTATATTTATTTATGCAAACAAACCAAAAGAAAATGCAGCAATTAGAAAAGAGCTGCTTTATAAGTACATCAGAAGAATTATCATATCCTCCAGTAGCACTTTCATTAGGAGAAAAATTAATTAAATCCAGTAAAGGAGATCAGCTCTTACCTATTCCTATATGTACCTACTCAAATATAACAATGGTACAAGCTCCTCCAAAAAGTAAGAAAACATTTTTTATATCTTTACTTGCATCAGTATATCTTAGTGGTAAAAATAGATTTGGATCTAAGATTAGAGGGCATAGAAATGGAAGATGTTTGATACATTTTGATACAGAGCAAGGAGCTTGGCATACTCAGAGAGTAGCAAAAAGAATAGTAGATATGAGTGATAAATCTCTAGGATGTTATTATATTTATAGCCTCAGATCTGAGTTTCCAAAAACAAGAATAGAATTTATAGAGTATTGTCTAAAGACAAAAGACAATATAGGATTAGTTATAATAGATGGTATAGCTGATCTTTGTATGGATGTCAATTCGTTAGAGGAGGCTAACTATACAGTACAGAAACTTATGGAATGGAGTGCAAAGTATTGCTGCCATATCATAACAGTTATTCATAGTAACTATGGATCTGAAAAAGCAACTGGCCATCTAGGATCTGCCTTAATGAAAAAGGTAGAAACAGAAATACAACTTGAACAGAATACAGTAAACAAAGAATGGGTTACAGTTAAATGCAAAAGAAGTAGAAACTACTCTTTTGAAACATTTAGCTTTACAGTAAATGAACTTGGGCTACCTTATGTAAATGATCTATATGATCCTTTAGCATAGAGCTTATGAGTAAAAAATATATGGAATTGTTATTCCAAAAAAATAATGACTGGATTGAGATCTGTAAATCCTTTGGTTTAGATGAAGAAACTGCTAAGGATCTTACTCAGGAGATGTATATAAAAATCCAACTTAAAATAGAGAATGACAAATTAGATATATCTTACAATGATGAGATAAACTATTACTATATATTTAAAACTCTTAGAAGTATGTTTATAGATCTGTATAGGAAAAAAAAGAAAGTAACAATAGTAAGAAACCTAACTGAATATAAGAAATCTGATACTTATGTTAATTATGATGATAAGTATAAGCAGATACAGGATCAGCTAAATAAAATGTATTGGTATAATAAAAAGGTATTTGAGATAGTAAACTCAGGTACATCAATAGCAGAATTATCTAGAAAATCAGGAATACCTTACTACTCTCTTTATAATACATATAAAAAAGTGGTAGATAAATTAAAACAAATAATATGAAACTTGGAGATCTTACTGAAAAAATAATAAGTGTAATCACATTTGGGCAGGGTAAAAGAATAGCATCTTGGATAGCAAACAAACTAGGATATGAAGATTGTGGATGTGAGGAAAGAAAACAAAGCCTGAATAAAATTAAAATAAAAAGATGGTAGTTAAATTTAATAAAGATGATAGAAAAAAATGGGAAAAATTTAGAATGGGTAAAAAATCATTCTTATCAAGAGATGAATTTCAAATGGTATCAGAGCTGCACTCATCCTACTACAACCATAGCTTTTACTTACCTTGCACCTGCAATCCAAAACAAATCCAACAATGGATAAAAGACTTGAATAAGATTTGGGATAATGGAGATTAGCGAGGTACATAAATGGGAAAGGGCAGTAACTATGCTGCTTAATGTTTTGGGATGGGATCTTGAATGGGTAGGTAAAGAGGATAAGAGTTGGGATGCTGAAGGTTATAGTATGTATAACAGAAAGGTAG